ACCACGAAGTACATCCTCGGTGCTCCGCTCGCTACCGCAGCGTCCGGCGACATCATGTCCGCAATCATCAACTGCGCCGCCCCCGGCCGCGCCGCCTGATCGGAAACTAGAAAATGCCTCAGCCAAACCTCAATCAGGTTCACGTCGACGCACCACTGACGAACATTTCCATCGCCTACCTTCAGGCTCAGGAAAACTTCATCGCCAACAAGGTGTTCCCGGTTATCCCGGTCGACAAGAAGTCAGACAAGTTTTTCGTCTACACGAAGAACGACTGGTTCCGTGACGAAGCACAACGTCGCGCAGACGCGACCGAGTCCGCCGGATCCGGTTACAACCTGACGACCTCGTCCTACAGCGCCGACGTATGGGCGTTCCACAAGGACGTAGGCGATCAGACCCGTTACAACAGCGACACACCGCTCGTTCCCGATCGTGAAGCGACCGAGTTCGTTACCTCTCGTCTCCTCCTCCGCCAAGAAGTTCAGTTCGTTTCGGACTTCATCAAGAGCGGCGTATGGGGAACCGATTGGGCCGGCGTCAGTGGTACCCCGTCGACCAACGAGTTCAAGCAGTGGAGCGATTACGCAAACTCCGACCCGATCGAAGACATCGAGTCCGGCAAGGAAGCGATCCTCGGATCGACTGGCTTCATGCCGAACACGCTCGTCCTCGGTTATCAGGTCTACCGCAAGTTGCGTAACCATCCCGACCTTGTCGACCGCATCAAGTACACCTCGTCGAACGTCATCACGACCGACATCATGGCCCGCCTGTTCGACGTCGAGCGTGTGCTCGTGTCGTCGTCAGTTCGTGCCACGAACGCAGAAGGCGCAACCGCCGCTTACGCGTTCAACACTGGCAAGAGCGCACTACTCACCTACTCAGCACCGAACCCGGGTCTCATGACTCCTTCGGCCGGTTACACCTTCGCATGGCGCGGAGTGTCCGGTAACCTCGGCGCTACTGTCGGCGTGAGTCGTATCCGCATGGAGCAACTGAAGGCCGACCGCATCGAAGGCGAACTCGCTTTCGCTAACAAGGTCACCGCCGCCGATCTCGGTTTCTTCTTCGGTACCGCTGTAGCCTGATCCTTCACGCTGTCGATCGCCGGTCCCGTCCTCCTCTCGGTGGGACAGGGCCGGCGATCTTCGCGTACAACCTGAAACGAAAAGAGTCTCCCCGTGAGCAAACCCACCGTAGGCCCGCATCGCGTCCGACGTCCGTTCGACTGCGATGGGCGTCGCATGATCCCCGGCGAAATCGTCGACGTAACGGAATATCGGAACGCGTTCCAACTCGTCGACCGTGGCTACCTTGTCGCCGCACCGGACGAGATCGTCGACGCGCCGAAACCCGTCAAGAAGGCCGCCGCTAAGAAAGCACCGGCAAAGAAGACCGCCGTGAAACGCTCGACGCGTGTCGAGTCCACGCCGTCGGGAAAGATCGTTCACGTCGACAAGACGGCACCGGTCGAAGACTAATCCCATGACCTGTATCGTCGGTCTCGAACACGACGGACGGGTAACGATCGGCGGAGACGCGGCCGCCGTCGGGGAGATGCGGATCGTCGCTCGTGTCGATCCGAAAGTTTTCCGGGTCGGTCCCTATCTCATCGGTTTCACCGAGTCGTTTCGGATGGGTCAGTTACTCCGGTTCACGCTCGACGTCCCGGAGCAGACCTCGACCGCTGACGACTTCGAGCATCTCTGTACCGTGTTCGTCGACGCTGTCCGACAGTGCTTCCGCGATGGCGGAGTCGCCCGAGACGATCACGGCGAGGAGACGGGAGGATCGTTTCTCGTCGGATACCGGGGCGCTCTCTATTGTGTCGACGACGACTACCACGTCGGACGATCAGTCCTCGGGTATGAGTCGATCGGATGCGGATCCGAGTTCGCTCTCGGATCGTTAGCGTCCACGACCGGTAACCCTCGACGTCGGATCCTGACCGCCCTCGCCGCCGCCGCGCTACACTCGGTCGGGGTCTGCGAACCGTTCACGACTCTGAGCATCTGAACGCGGGAGTTCAAACGATGGCATTCAGTGGGCGACAGTTTTTCAAGAACTCTGATCGTGGGGACTGGCAGTCGGCGACCGACGCTCTCGAAACCGGATTCACTTTCGGTTTCTACGGTGCTTTCTCAGACTCGACGACTCAGACCATCACGGCAAACACCGCTACGCCGATGACGTTCAACACGACCGAGGAGTCTTTCGGCGTGTCTATCGGATCGCCGTCGAGTCGGATCGTGATCGCTAACCCCGGCACGTACAACATTCAGTTTTCGGCACAACTCGACAAGACCGACGGCGGATCCGATGATGTCACCGTATGGCTCGACGTCGACGGGGGCAACGTGGCACGGTCGGCAACCGATCTCACCATTCCCAACAATCCGGGACGAATCGTCGCCGCTTGGAACTGGGTCTACACGTTCACTGCCGGACAGTATTTCCGGCTCATGTGGTCAACACCGGATAGCAGTATGCGGTTACTTTCGGCCGGCACGAGAACCGGCCCTATCCGACCGGCGGTCCCGTCCGTCATTCTTACGGTTACGCAGGTCGGAGCAGTCCGGTAGGACCATACCCCCGTTCATCTCCCTAGTCGGTAAGAATGGATCTCATGACGAAACCACAAACCCCGAACGCCGACGCTCTCTCCTCACTCGTCGAGGGACACCGAAACACTTGGTATGCGCGCGGTTGCTCTGTTGGTCGAGTCATCATCGACCTCGACCCCGGCGAGTATCGGACCCGGCTCGTCGGATACATCAACCTGCCCGTAGAGGAACTGACACACGCTCCGATCATCGCCGCCGTGAACGAAACCCTCGGGATCAGTCTCCGCCCGGACACGCTCGGCCGTCACCGCCGGCGCTCGTGCTCGTGTCCCGATGAGGCGTACTCGTGAGCGATCCATACGAGGAGGCGATCTCGATCCCGGGTCAGGATCCCGACGCTCTCGACAAGGCTCTACGACGCGCTGACCGTCGCCCCGCCCCGGCTCCGGCGGGATGGGAGTCCGGCATCGCGTGGGATGGCTCCGAAGGTCAGATCACGACCGGACCTCTCGACGTCGAGCCGAACGACGCCCTATGGGCCGAACTCCTCGCCGACTGGAACCTCGACCCCGCGACGACCGAGGTCGTCCCCGGCTCGATTCAGGTTCGGGGATGGGATGCGAACATCGGCGGCGGAGAAATCCGTCGCCTCCGCTATTACCGGGCGACGATCCGACAGCGCTCCGCCGAGGTGTCAATCGACCGGGCCGACGTCGACGAACTCTGTCGACTCGCTCTCGGTCGCAAGGCGCGCACGGTCCCCGAGGTCGCCTCCGAGGACGTCTCTCTCGTCGTCCCGCTCTCCGACTGGCAGATCGGCAAGGGCGAAGGCGGAGGGTCTCCGGCGGCCGTGGAGAGGATCAGTCGAGGTATCGACGCGATGGTCGACAAGGTCCGAGAAATGAAACGCGCCGGTCGAGCACCGGGCGCGATCTATCTCCTCGGCATGGGCGACACCCTCGAAGGATGCTCCGGCTTCTACCCGATGATGGAGTTTCAGACCGACCTCGACAACCGAGAGCAGAAACGAGTCGTCCGTCGCCTATGGCTCCGAGGTGTCGACGTCGCCGCCGCACTGGTCCCGAGAGTCGTCATCGCCGGCGTTCCCGGCAATCACGGCGAAGCACGACGCGACGGCAAGGCGTACACGACATGGACCGATAACTCCGACCTAGCGGTAATCGAGGAGACCGCGGAAATCTGCGCGGCTAACCCGGAGCGTTACGGTCATGTCTCGACAGTCCTAGCGCGCGACCTGACTCTCGTCCTCGGCGTGTCAGGCGTGAACGTCGGACTCGCTCACGGACACCAGTTCGGCCGAGGTGGAGGTCACGCCGCAGCGAAGGCCGAGAAATGGTGGACCGGTCAGATCATGGGCCGGCAACCGATCGCCGACGCTGACATTCTGATTACCGGTCACCTTCATCACCTCGTAATCGCCGAGTCCACCGGGCGAACGCATATTCAATGCCCCGCGCAGGATGGCGGTTCGTACTGGTGGACCGCTCAGACCGGAAGCCATTCGCCGTCGGGGCAACTCATGTTCGGAGTCGGACGCGGTTACGGTACTCGCGGGTGGGGAGACCTCGACATCGTAGGATGATCCGGTAACGTCCCCGACCCCTATCCCGACGACCCGGAGTTCTAGTCCGTGATCCCGACTTCCATCTACATCGCCGGCCCTATGCGCGGCATACCTCAGTTCAATTTCCCGTCGTTCGACGCGGCACGGATCCGACTCGGCTCCGCCGGATGGAATGTCCGATGCCCCGCCGAACGTGACCGAAACGCCGACTTCGATCCGGTCGGACTCTCCGGTCGAGAGGATCTCGACGAGATCGGATTCAATCTCCCCGACGCGCTGAAGCATTGTTTCTTGGATGTCCTCGACGTCGACGCCGTCGCTCTCCTGCCCGGTTGGACAGGCTCAGAGGGGGCACGCGCCGAGGCGCACGTCGCCGCCCTGACCGGCCGGACCCTCTACCAGTTCTTTCAACACCGGCCGATCATGCTCGAACCGCTCGACGGAATCGAAATCGTGACCCGTGTCGAGACGATGCTCCGATGACCGACCGCCCCGAGCATGACTCCGGAGACGAGGCACTCCGACGCGAGGTCGACGACGCGACCCTCGACGAGCAACTCCGAAACGATCGCCTTGCTCGACGATGGCGGCGATTCATTCGCAACCTCCGAGACCTCTCGGATGGTGCTCATGACTGACCGACGAGCAGAAGTCCGCTATGTCGACCCCACCACCGGCGGCGAAAAGGGAACGAAACTCGCCCGCTTCGACCTGATCCCGGAGATCCCTCTCTACGCACTGGCAGAGCACTACGGACGAGGCGCCGGCAAATACGACGACCACAACTGGCGACGCGGCTACCCGTGGTCGATCTCGTTCGCCGCTCTGAACCGTCATCTTTGGACATGGTGGAACGGCGAGGACGAGGATCCTGAACTACACTCTCATCATCTCGACGCCGTCGCGTGGCACGCTTTCACGCTCCGCGAGTTCGCCGTTACCCGCCCCGGTCTCGATGACCGACCGACGTTCGCACGCGGCCGCCTTTGGATGCCGCCCGAGGAGGAGTCGAAAACATGACGTGGACCTACTCAGGGGATCCGGCCGCCAACGATCGCGACGCCGTCCGTTTCCTTGTCGCTGACACTGACTCGACCGACCCTCTCATCACCGACGAGGAGATCGCCTATCTCGTGGGGCTGTACTCCGAGGCACCTCTCGCCGCTGTCGGCGCCGCCCGTGCGATCGCAGCGAAGTTCTCCCGGGACTCAGATCAGGCCCGCAACGTCGGCGACCTCTCGCTATCCGAGTCGCTGTCACAGAAGTCAACTCAGTATCACCACCTAGCCGACCATCTTCAAGGTCTGTCCTCCGGTATCACTCTGCCACCGATCGCAAGAGCGAACGCCGGCGCGCTCGGCGCCGAGTTCACGATCGGACTCCTCGACAAGTTCACGCTGTAACGATGGCGATCGAAACTCTCCTCTCCGACCTGATGGTCGAGTCGATCACGATCGCCAACGTCTCGACGATCGACTCGTATGCGAAACACTCGTACGCATCTCCGACGACTGTCACGAAGTGTCGAGTTCAGACCGGGGCGCACAAGGTCACCGATCAGAACGGACAGGAAATCGTCGCCACCGGGAAGGTCTACATCGCGTCGAGTCCGACCGTGACACCCGCCTCGAAGATCACACTCCCGGACGGATCGGTTCCTCGTGTGCTCACTGTCGACCGTTTCACCGACGAGCGCGGATCTCATCATACCTGTATCCATTACGGGGCCTGACGATGGCGACGAACTTTTCAGTTTTCGGAACGGAGGTCATGCTCGCCCGTCTGAAAAAGATGCGAACAGACGTCCCGAAAGAACTGAACAAGGCTCTGTATCGGGAGGCTCAGGCGATCTTCCGGAAATCGCAACGTCTCGTTCCCGTCGATAAGGGATTCTTGAAAGGCTCCGGAGTCGTCGAGGGACCAACGAACAACGAAGTCCTGATCGGTTACGGCGGACCGGCCGCCCCGTACGCTCTCTATGTCCACGAGGACCCGGACGCGCAGCACGCTAAAGGAAAGACCTACAAGTTCCTTGAAATCCCGCTGATGGAGGCGCGTCCCGGCATGGAGAAACGACTCGCCGACGCCCTCGATCGCGCCGCCGAAGGGAAAGACTCCGGAGATGCGGCCGCCGCCGAGGGTCAGTCCGCCGACGAAAACACTGAGGTTCCGAAATGAGCGAAGTTCTCGACGTGATCGGATCGGCGTTACAGAGCGCCGGCATCGGGACGCTCGGATCGACGATCTTCCTCTCGCGATCTCCGGCGTCTCCGGATGCTGTCGTCACGATCTACGAGACTGGCGCCGGCTATCCGCTCTACACTCAGGGCAGCACGTCCGGCGCCGCTCTGATCGTGGCGAACGTTCAGGTCGTCGCTCGTGCCGCACGAGAGGATTACCAAGCGGCCCGAACCAAGATCGCCAACGTGACCGCCGCTCTCGAAGCACTGTCGAACTCGACGATCTCGGGGATCCTGATCCTACGCGTCGAGCAGGTCGGCACCCCGTCGCCTCTCGGACTCGACGACAACGATCGACCACGCGTCGCGATGACCTACACGGTGACGTATGACGACTGACCCGGACCTCCTCCGAGCGGTCGCGCTGTCGTTCGATGCGGCGACGCGCGCGCTCGACTCGTGTCGGATCTTGCTCGGTCGACTGATCGACGCCGGCGCTCCGATGACCGACGACGAACTCGACGAGGACGAGAGTCCTCGACCGTGCTCTCACTCTGACGCCGTCGAGGTCTCGACTCTCGGCGATCAAGGTCCCGTATTTCTCTGCCCCGATTGCGGCGAACAGTTCTCATGATCGAGGACACTCCTCGCGACCCGTACGGTCGAGGCGCCGAGATCGACGAGGGTGTTCGGTGCTGGCGATGTGGTCGACTCCTCGCCGAGACGCTGTCCCGTCCGTGGCGTATAAAGTGTCCACGATGTAAGGCGCCCAACGCGGCGTAACGGTTTCGTCGGCGACGCCCCGCTTCCCCTCGGATGGCGCCCGACGATGATCCCGGCGGAGTCTCAGCCCTCCGCCGGGATCGCCCCCCGCCATAGCGGGAGCGCCGGTCGAGTGATACGGTTCGAGCGTTGTTCGTGTCCACCGTGACCCCGACCGCCGGCCTCGTGTGTCCTCGTGACCCCTAAGCGGTACGGGATCACTCGCGCCCTACGGAGGCATTCGATGGCCCGCTACCGCATCACCGGAGGCCCAACCGGCGACGCCGGACTCGATTACAAGGCGAAGCGCGCCGAGGTCGGAGACGTCGTCGAGGATCTCCCTCGTGACTCGATCAAGTGGCTACGAGAGCAGGGGTACGTCGAACTTGTCGGCAAAGACTCCGACGCCGCCGAACCGACCGAGGAGGTCGCTAACTAATGCCATTCCGCCACGGTAAGAACACCCGAGTTCTGATCGGATCGTCGGACCTGTCCGCGTATTTCCGAGAGACGTCCGTTTCGTCATCCGTCGAGACCGCCGAGACGACCACGTTCGGAGTCTCAGGAGACGCCAAGACCTATGTAACCGGCCTCAGTGACTCGACCGTTTCGATCTCCGGTCTGTTCGACGATGACACCGGCGCCGCCGACGATGTCATCTCGGCCGCTCTCGGATCCGACACCGACGTCGTGTTCACGATCGCTCAGGACGGCGGACTCGTCGTCGGTCGACGTTGTCTCCTCGGACAGTCGATCGAGACGAAGTACGACCTCTCCTCCCCGGTCGCCGATGTCGTCTCGACGTCCCTCGACCTTCAGTCCGACGGCGAGTCGGTCCACGGTTTCGTTCTCGCAGCGTCCGACGTGATCTCGTCGACGTCGACCGGGACATCCGTCGACGGGATCGCCTCATCCTCGAACGGCGGCATCGCGACGCTTCACGTCACCGCCAACACGCGTAACGGGAACATCACGGTCAAGGTTCAGCACTCGGCCGACAACACGACGTTCGCCGATCTCGCTACTTTCTCGGTCGTCTCCTCGACGACCAAGACCTCCGAGCGACTGTCCGTCGCCTCGGGAACAACGGTGAACCGATACCTTCGAGTGTCGTACACCGTCGCCGGCTCGACCGGCTCCGCAACCATCGCCGCCGCTTTCGGTCGGCGCTAATCCCGAGGAGGGAACACTATGCCATTTCGTCACGGTAAAAACGCATCATTCAAGGTCGACAACTCGGGCGGCACGCTGACCGACATTTCGACATACATCCACGAGGTCAGTCTCCCGCGCTCAATCGAGACCGCAGAAACCACGACCTTCGGTGTCACTGGTGGAGCGAAGACATACGTCGTCGGTCTGAACGACTCGACGATCACCGTCTCAGGTAAGTTCGACGCGACAGTCGACGCTCACCTCGCCGGCATCCTCGGACAAGAAGCGACCGTCTCATTCGAGTACGGCCCCGCCGGTACGACCGTCGGTTACGTCAAGTTCACCGGCGAAGCCATCATGACGAAGTACGATCTCTCGTCACCGGTCGGAGATGTCGTTTCCTTTGGATGCGACTTTCAGATCACTGGTCCCGTAACTCGCGGCACCTTCTAAAAAACCTGAAACAAGGAGTGACCTAGTGTCCATTCGTGAGCAGATCCTAAACGCCGACGACATCGAAACCGAACTTGTGGAGGTTCCCGCTTGGGGAGTCACCGTCGAGATCCGTTCGATGGATGGTCGGAGTCGAACCCGTCTCCTGAAAAGCGCCGCCGACAACGACGGCGTAATCGACATGGAACGGATGTATCCGGAGATGGTGATCCTCTGTTCGTTCGACCCGGAGTCCGGCGAACGGATCTTCACCGCCGACGACGTCGACGCTCTGCTGTCGAAGTCCGCCGGTCCTCTCGAACTCCTCGCTACGGCAGCGATGCGCGTCTCCGGCATGACTGGAAACGCTGTCGACGTCGCGGGAAAAGACTCGCCCTCGATCACGAGCGACGATTCACCTACGAACTAGCGGAGAAACTCGGACGGACCGTCTCGGAACTCCTCGATGGGTCTCCGGGACACCGTCCGATTTCATCCGCCGAACTGACCGAATGGGCCGCCCTATGGAAACTTCGGGCGGAGGAACACGAGGCCGCTCAGCGGCGCGCTAGGAGGTAGCACGGATGGCCGCATCGTTCGACATCGTCGCCAAACTACGCGCCGACACTTCACAGTTCATCGCCGGACTGAAAGGCGGAGAGGTCGCGACCACGAAGTTCGCCGGAGCGATGGGCGGGGTAACTCAGGCGGTCGCCGTCGGCACCGCCGCCGCCGTCGCCACTGCCGGCGTTCTCCTGTTCAAACTCGGAGGTTCATTTCACGACGCGTACAAGGAGATCCGAGTCTCCACGGGAGCGACCGGCGAAACACTGAAAGGACTGGAGCAGTCCTTCAAGAACGTGTTCGCCAACACTCCCGCTTCGATGAAAGACGTCGGATCGGTCATCGCCGACCTGAACGTGAAACTCGGACTCACCGGGAAACCTCTCGAAGAAGTCTCACTTCAGATTCTCAAACTGTCGCGCATGACCGGCACCGACCTGAAGGGAAATGTCGAATCGGTCACGACCGTGTTCAAGAACTTCGGTGTCGCCGCCGCCGATCAGAAAGATTCTCTCGACCTCCTGTATCGTGCCTCTCAAACCTCCGGTGTCGAGGTGTCGTCTCTCGCCGATCAGATGTCGAAAGGCGGTATTGTTCTTCGTCAGATGGGATTCGATTTCGAGTCGACGGCCGCTCTCATGGGGACACTCGCGAAGTCCGGTATCGAGGTGCGCGACATCCTTCCGGCGATGACGAAAGCACTCGCCACCGCCGGGAAGCAGGGCATCGACGCGAAGACGATGTTCCAATCGACGTTCGACGCGATCAAGAACGCTAAGGA